CTTGCAAGGTCTATAAGGTCAGCTCTGTCCTCTAGCTCATCATCTGATAAGTCTAGGATGGCATCTATTAGTATATCTCTCATGTTATTAGTTTTCAAGAAAATCAATTGATTCTGGATTACCTGTAAGCTTTTTGTATATCACCTGTGCTTTAGCAGCATTAATAGCAGTTTTATAACCTGATAGGGCTAATGCTGCCACTTTTAAATCTTTGTTCTTTTGGAACATGTTGTTTAATTGATCACCCATGTCTCTAGTTACATTGATAACATCTGTAACACCTACTGTCTTAATTGTCTTTGCCATAGTTTTTAATTTGTCTGGTTAATAATAATTGTTTACGTTTAATTTCTATCATTTCTTGTGGTATGTCAGCACGACTGACTATTTTAATGTTTGGATCACTGAATATTTGTTTATACACATAATTATCAGCTAATGTATCACGTTGTTTCTTTGAGATTAACCTGCTACGTTCTTTTTCCTTAGGAGTTTTGAAATATCCATTTGCTCTACGTTTTCTACAACTTGTTATATTATGTTCTCTAACAGCTTCAGGATGTTTAAGTTTCCATCTTTTATTTCTTTCAGTGGCACGTACAGAACACCTATAAATAAGCACTTTATCACCCTTTGCTAGAGTTTTATATTCACTTTTCCATCTGATACCACCACAATGAGGACATATCTTATCAGGAATATCTATTGTAGGCATAACTAAAATATTTGAAATCCTCCACATTCCCTGAGAAATGCAACCCATTCTTTAATCCTTGTAAGAGATGTAGAATGTGCAGGTCTCACCATTTTACCTGTATCTGTAATAACAGAAGATTTGATTATAGATCCTTCAGGATAGATGTTATTTAAATCTTCTATTTCTTGTTCAGAAACAAACTCTCCATCCATATTCACCCACATACCAAGACATAGATAGATTTCATCATCATCAATATTGATTATATCATCTGATTCTGTAATCATTCTCATTATAGCTGTAGCAAGTTTATTACAATCTTCTTGTGTCTCTAATCCATATCCATCATTAAATCCCCATCCTTCTGTAGATAGTCCAAGATCGTATTTATCTATTGCTAAAGCAGATATACCATGAATAGGTCTCCAACTCCATAAATTGGCTCTAAAATATGTAGGTTCATTCCTACCATATATATCCATTCCCATAAATAATTGATTTTAAATTGTTTAGAAAATAAAAAAGCCCCCAGCAACCACGCTGAGGGCTGTCATTCACCATGAAACCTAGACTAACCAAAATGCACTATAGATTTACCATGTGCCATAGAAACCCTGAATTCTTTACACCATTGTTCAAATGTCAAGGAATGCTTGACAGTTGTTGTTCTAACACCTGGTTTAAATTCATACACCTTTCTATTAGGCACTGTAAATCCAAATAATTCTTTAATCTTTTCCATTATAATTAATTTCGTTAATAATATTGTTTATCTGTCTTCTTCTGTATATCCTGCACCATCATAGTCAGGCTCATCATCCTCATTCCAATCATCTAATAAGTCCCAATCTTCAAAACCATCATCCCATTCATCATCCACATCATCAGCATATGATATAGTCACCTTATCCATAAATAGAATAGGCTCACCATCATCATCCACCTCTACAAAGATCCATCCCATATGCTTATCAAGGATGTGATTGATGTGTCTCACCTCTATGTCCATCAGCTCATCTATATGATCTCCCTCATCCATCCACCCTATTTGTTTAGGCGTGGCTAATATCTCCTCTTCAGGAATATTTGGATCACCCTGATCTATAATCCATGGAGCAACAGGATAGCCATTATCCTTTATGTATGCTTCTACATCTTGTGGAACCTTGTCCACCTTGTGCACTTGCCATCCAATAGGATGAACAAATGTAAGAAATAGCATATCTTTTGTTATAACATTGGTTTCATAACTACGAAACACAAGTTGGCATTCTCTTATCATAATGTGCAAATTTAAGGGTTTAGTTCCACATCACCAACAGTCTCAGGCTCTGATGTTACATTTATAGTGGCAGGAAATCTCTCTATTTCCTCACCTGTCTTGACATCTATGATGGAATACCTTCTCCTTTTGAGCCTATGTTTAACCATTGGAAGCTCTTTCTCTGTGTAGAATATAGCATCTCTCATTATTTTTGTTGTTCTAATCTCATAATCAGATGAATTAGGCCTAAGAACACACAAATACTTAGTTGTAGTTGTGGTGTCATATATCATCTCTTCAGGCAATAGGTCTCTGCCTAGTTTATTCTTTAATTTCTCTGTCCTTGTTACATTCTTTGTTCTGAATGTACGTTTTGTTATAATAGCGTAAGCCATAATTTGTTGGTTTAGAATGGTTTAGGTAAATAAAAACCCCTAGTGTAGACACACCAGGGGAAAATTTATAATATGCACATCCACAAGTGTTTGTGGATTAGTTATTGTTCATATCGAACAATTTCATTTTATGATCAATATCATCAATACCATTGATCATATCCATAGCTTTCTCTGTGCTATCACCAAGCCTGAGCTTGAGAGTCATCATCATACATAACATTCCCATATTGGATTGATTTTCCTCTGATGGAACAAGTTTATACTCTCTAATTGCTTCTTGTAAATCATTTAACAATTTTTCTTCTGGAATAGTGGCAGCTGCAATAATAAATAGTTCTTTCATTCTATTAGTTTTTAAATGGTTTTTTATCTATTTTTATAATTTTTACTGTAAAAGTTCTCATCAAAGCATTCAGAGAATAGAAATCCTTGTAATGGCAGAGCAAGAATACAGAATATGATGACATATACAGGATGCTGAGCTACAGCTTTAAATGACCCTCCAAATATCCATACAATGGACGGAAGAACTGAATAAAACAATACAAGCGTAGCTACAAATAGTAATGCAGCCACGATAAATCTGATTAACTTTTCCATGGTTTTAGGTTTTTAAATGTTTGATAAAATGTAGTTTCACGGCTATTATCACCGTGAAACCACTGGTTTAATAAATAAAGTCTTTGAAATAGTCATCAGACCTCTCATATAGATCATTAATCCATTCCTCTTCATAGGTTTCAGCTTTCTGAAGAGCATTGGAAAGAGCTAATGTAAGATCTGTTGGTGAGGCTACAAGGCTAAGAGATTCTTGTATCTCTAGCATCAATGATTCGAATGTCTGGCTCATATATTTGGTTTTAATTGGTGACATAATAATAAAGAAAAAAAGAGCCCAATTAAGGGCTCTTATATGTTTACTGTTCATCATCCCACACATATTCCACTGTCTCAATCCTTCTTTGCTTTCTCACTAAGCCTGTTTCCTCATCCAACGCATATACATCATTGATGTCATCCACCTCTATATACCACTCAGAACCTTGTAGTTCTTTGGCAAAGGTGTTTAACATATATTCTACATCCACCCAATCTGAGTAATAAGCTCTACGAAGAGATTTACCTCCTTCTATTTCCATTCCAGCAAGCCAAATAAGTGGTTTGTGTTGCTTATCATCCTTCTCAGCTAGAACAAGATCTAATGTAGTGAATAGTCTAGGATAGGAACATTTGTCATTAGTGTATCTAATAGCAAACATTGTTGCCATTGTTGGAATGTGAGCAAACTTATATGGCTCACCATTAAAAGAAACTTGACGATCTCCAAAATAGAGAACATTGTCAATAATACTAACTCCATAAGGAAGAACAAACTCTTTAGTCATAAAATAGGTTTTAATTGGTTTATAATTGGTTTGGTGAATAAATAATTTAAGGAAGCAATTCATATTCTGTAATGTAATGCGTTCCACTGTTATAATAAGACCAAATGTCACGCTCATAATATACATAGTCTTCATAGGAACAATCAATATCATCAGCATTCTGCTTATAATATTCCTCTTTAGACATACATTTGAACTCATTATTCTGAACACGTTCGTTCATTTGTTTCTCTGCACCCTCTAATGAAGCATGCATTGAAACAACATGAGTTTGATTTTCTTCATATGAAAGACCATTGTTATAATAGACAGCATATATCTTTTGCATGGTTTTAATTGGTTTAGATGTGTGAATGAATAAAAGAAAAGGGCTATTCCAAGCCCTTAAAACTCTCATCTAATGGTTCAGGCTCCTCATGAATAGCATCATATTCAGTGAGCAATCTTCCCCATTGATAAATAAGATCTGTCATCTCATCATTTAATTCCTCCCATCTGGTTTTATCCTTTCCAGGAGGAATCTCATTCCAAGACCCATTAAATCTCTTTAATTTAGTGATAACTTGTATCACCTCAGCACATTCTTCTGCCAAGGCTAGTGCTGAATCGCCTTCATCTTTGAACTTTCCCATATATTATTTATTAATGAATAAAAAGAAAGAGCCCAACATATATCAGGCTCTACATGATGTTATAGATCAATTTCCTCATAATTGACAGTTTTACCTGCCAATTTAATTATTTGCTCTAATTCTTCCCAAAGATCGTCTGGTTCACTATGTGTTCCATTTGAGCCAACAAGCTCAAATAAAAACTCTTTACAATCATCATCTCCTATTCCATACACCTCAATACTCCATTCTCCACCACCAACAGCATGTGTTGTGGTGTCTAAAACTCCATTTGGATTAAGCTGGAAAAATTGTTTCATAACTCTAACTTCGTAATTGGTTGGTAACACTTGCATAATTTGGTTTTTTTTTGTGAATGAATAATTTCCCTCTGCACTCAGATGTAATAAATACCGAACTTTCTTACCTGCAAGTTGACTCTTTCTTGCTATCAGTGGTATCGTGGATTATTTACTACATCTGTCAGCCCTTGGGAAGCTGAAATGGTGCATTAAAAGAATGTGTTTTCAATTCCATTAGCTTATATACACATTCAATGCCTTGCTATGTAAGGCAATAAAAGAGCCCTGTTACAGGCTCTCTAAATACCTAACTTCTTGTCTACCATCTTCATAAGCAATAAGAACAGCAATTTTATCCTTATGCTCAATAGATGGATAGATGGAAATAATCTTAAATGTAATAGATGAATGAATTGTCATGTCTATTGGTTTAAATGAATAAAAGAAAGAGCCCTGTTACAGGCTCTTATAATGTATCCTCATATAGGAATAAAACATTTGCTCTTGAATAACATTCCAGATGTTACCCAAATAGATACCAAATCTATCCACAACAGGAATAGATGATACACTGTTACACATCTGTCTGTAATTCTTCATTGTAACTGAATCAATGTAAGAATCACCTACATATATGTTTATCCTCAACTCCTCAGAGAAATCATCTAATATTGCTGTAAGACAAGGATCTTCTGTTGTAACAGGAATAATACATCCTTCTGTATAAACTCCTGTAGATAAAAATGTACTCATGGTTATATGGTTTTGGTGAATTAATGCTATATGTATTGCTATAGATTTAGCAATTTGCAATATGATAAATATACATTGATAGGATGGTAGTGGTGACACAACACCCTACATTCTCACTGGTTTCACCCACCCTGAAGTGTTATTTAACACCCACCCATATATATAATCTATTCATTTTCAATTAATTAAAGGAAGAAGCCCCCATTTGAGGACTTCTTCCAATTAATTTAGAACGGTGTGCTTGCAAGAGCCTTAAGGGCATCTGCTGTTAAGCCTGCACTTGTTGCTTGGTTGCGGATTTCTTGAGCAATCTCTATGTCAAGAAGACCTGCATCAGCGTGTGCTTGCTTAATCTCATCACGAGTTTTGAATGCACTTAACGCTGTGAGCCTGTCTGCTGTAACAGGAACACCTTTCTCATCCACAACAGGCTTGCCTGTCAAATCAAGTTGTCCAATCTGTTTGATTGTAGCAATGCAATAGAAAGGAAACTTAACATCAGCATTGGTTTTCCATTCTAATGATTCCATTTGACGCTTGTGGAAATGGATTCTGTCGCCTAATGCTGTGTAACCACTAAAATTACCATTTGCAGTGAAACTGCCATTGTTGATGACATAATTTTTGTTCATCGTTTTTCGATTTAAATGTTAAGAAATAATAATACACTATACAGGAAAAAAGGTTTTAGGATGGATGGTGGGCAAAAAGGGGAATGCACTTATTCCCCTTATAGCACCATCTCTTCGAGTTGGCTGTCAGTGAGTTTGTAATAGTCTTTAATCTTCAGGTCCATTATTGTCCCATAATTTGAGTTGTTCAGGTGAAGTTTTTCAATCCTTTTCCAGCCCTTATCATTTGGTTCACAATAGATTGTCTCAATCCAATTAGGTCCAACATTTGTGACTAATTTCATTCTGCCATTGTGTAGAATTTTGTCTCCTATTTTCATAATCAATTGATTTAATGTGTGTTATATAAAAAGGGGAAATTATTCTTTTCCCCTTGGATGAAGGTATTTAACATAGTGTTCATAGAACTGCTTGTAAGTGAAGTCTCTGTCAGGAACTATATCATTGCAGTCTTTGAATATTTCAAGAAGTGCATCAATTGCAGAGAAATCTTCTTCTTGATATCCTAAACAGTCTTTCTTGTAGCCAAACCAATCTAATGCTGTAAATGCTTGATGATTAGTCATAATAAATTATTTAATGTGTGTTAGAAGGTTTTAGGATGAATAACACACAGCCTGTGTGTATACATATATATAAGGGAGGAGAATAAATTCTCCCCCCTATTAAAAATCAAACCGCAAACTCTTCAGGATTGTAGTTCCATTCTAGAATAGTGTTGTGGAACTCACTGTCAGAGATTTCTTGAGCACCGTGGTTTTTCCATTGAGCAATGTTCATTTGGTCATTGATCACTGTGTAACCTGGCACAAGAATGGATCCACTGCTATAATAATCTCTGTTGCTATAGGATTCCTGATACACTCCATTCTCTTTGTCTTCCTTGCTGAGATAGTACACTGTCTTGGTCTTTTGAGAGAGTCTCTCATAAGACACAGTGTCTCTAAGCTCATCAGCTTCCTTGATGCTGTACAATGTTGTCCCTTTCTTATAGAATTGAGACAGCATAACACTAGGAGAATAGCATCCAAGGATCATTTCAGCAGCAACTGATGGATTAGGTGTTGCAAAGATCACTTCTGTAATAGCATCAGCATTTTTGAAGCCTGCTAATGTTAAGGCTTGTCTAATAATCTTTTCCATTTTTGGTTTAATTTAGGAAATGTTAAGAAAAAAGGGCCTGCTTGGTTACAGGCCCTGTTAATGCAATTAGAATGGCAGATTTGATGGTTCAACAAATTCAACACAATCAGCATACTTTTCGTCAACACGCTTGTGAGCAATTTCGCACATTACAGTGCGAATTGCTTTAGTCAGTTGACGATTTAAGTGGTAGTTTGTTACAGAGAACTGAATTGTGGTGTAACGAGTGAACCAATCTTTGGAAACAGTCTCGTAGAATGTGAGGTGTTCAGACCAATTCTGCAATTTAAATTCTAACAATTGTTGTTGGCATTTAATGCGAATCTTGCCTGTGAACACTGTCACATTACTGAAATTGAACTGTTTGAATCCGTAAGGAATTTTCTGTTGCATAATATTTGATTTTATGGCTGTTAAAAGGTTTTAGGATGAATGATAAGAGATTACGCAATTAAGCGTAACCTTTCTCTGTGATGAGTTCTTCAATCTTATCATCTGCATCCTTCTCTGTCTTGAAGTACCAAGTGCTGTTCTCTGGGTAATAATACCCATCAATCATAGCACTGATTGGTCCTGCCCAAATGCACCCAAATTTTACGCAAACATAATACTTGTTCATAAGGTTTAATTTAAGGCTGTTAGAGAGTTTTAGGATGAATGACAGACGCTCCATGTAAAGAATGAAGGAAAGCACACATTATGCTATGTGCTCTCCTTCGATTGTGCTCACCTGTTTTGGGCAATCGATTGTTTTCATTAATAATTAATGAGAATGTTCTGTGCAGTAAACCTTGTTGGTGAGCTGTGGAACTTCTGCACCCATTCTCAATAATTAATCAAGGCTGTTTGTCAGGCAAAATTGCTCTTGTCAGCCTGCATTATGGGGGGCTAACCCCAACCACGCAATTCTGTGTGGGGGTTTTGGGTTGGATAGGCCCCCTCTCTCATCAACATAGCCCCTATCCCCCTAGAAAAAAATTTTTGGAAAATAAATTTGGATGATAATGTTAATTGTAATTACCTTTGGGGGACGGTGGGTGGGTTATAGGGAACAAATTAAAACACATACATATGATTATTCTTATTGGTGCTATTGTTATTCTGTTGGTTATTTCAGTTGTCTATGCTTTGTTACATTCCATAGAGCTGACATTTGGTTTAGAGATTAATACGTTAACATCTCCTTTCTATAAGCTTGGGTTATTCTTCCAGAGATATACACTAGAGGATGGAACAGTGGAAGATGAGCTTACAATTGGTTTGTTCTTTGTTAACATTGTAATTGTAGCTTGGAAAGAAAATGAGGCATAATATAGCATTCTCTATAACAAATAACCACATAGGGTGTTGTTAATGAGCTATTATTATCTATCTTTGCATTAATTACATACATGGAGAATAGAAAGACGATAGTACAGAAGCTTAAAAGACAGGAGGAAGACATCTTCCAATGTGCTCAGAGGTATTATTCTGTCCTGTCTGCTATTAATGATCTCTATCTAACGGAAAGGGAAATACAGCTTGTAGCCTTTACAGCTGTTAAGGGGAACATCTCCTATAAGAACATCAGAGACGAGTTCTGTGAGAAGTATAAAAGTTCTGCCCCTACAATTAACAATCTGATTTCCAAGCTTAAGAAGTTGGGAGTGTTTGTTAAGGATGGGACAAAGGTGAAGGTGAACCCACAAATAGGGCTCAATTTCGAAAACAATATTGTCTTACAAATAACAATAACGCCTAATGGATAAGCCTATAAGCATGTCCGTTAAGGACTATCTAATAAGGAAGCTGTCTGTCAGTCTTATGATGAGTGAGAAGACAATAGAGGCAATTGTCAACCACCAGTTTCGTTCAGCCAACATTGCTCTTCAGGATAATAACACAGTGGAAATCAGTGGCTTTGGGAAGTTTCATTTCAATTACAATAAGGCTGTAAGGAAGATGGAGAAGATGGTGAGCAAAGCCAATTTGTTCTATTCCCAGGTGAATAATATGGAGCTTACAGAACAGAAGAGAAATTCGTCAGCTAACAAGTTAGCCAACACATTAGCACAGATAGAAGCATTAAAACCAAAACTAAATGTTGAACATCAGCCAGATTTACGAGGGATGGAGGAACAAGTTGATTCCCCCAGCACACTTGAAGGAGCAAATTAAAACCATTGGTGAAGAGAGGACAGCAATATGTGAAGCATGTCCTCATCACTCAAAGAATCATAAGACAAGAAGACCAGATGCTCATTGTACAAGGTGTGGATGTACACTATCAGCAAAGACAGCTTGTCTCTCTTGTAGCTGCCCAATAAACAAATGGGAAGCACACATGACAGACGAGCAATATGATGAAATAAGAAAAGAAATAATAAATGAAGGAGAAACAAGTCAAACTTAGGAAGATACATTTGGACACACTCATGAAATTGCTTGCTGAGCTATATGATAAGGGTGTGGATTATGTGGATATTATAGGAACAGTGGACAAGGTGCAAGATTCCATAGGAATCTCCTTCTGTAGTGAGTATATGAATGAGGACATGAAGGAAAATTTTGACAACATTTCTGCATCAAAAATTGAAGAAGCCTCTTCTTCTTTAGATGACCAAGATTTAAACCAATTAATATGAACCCAGTAGTAGAAGCATGGATTGTTATTGAGAAGCTTGGGGCTCTTGTAGCCACACCAGGAATCTCTGAAGCTGTGAAAGAGTCAGCTAATGAACAGATTAAGAAACTGTTAGATGATGTAGTGAGCCCTAGCCTTACAAAGCTCTCAGCATCCTCAGCAGGAATAATTACGAAATAGAATGAAATGAGCAGGAAACCAAATTATTATAATCAGGTGATTGCCATTCTACAAGAACTACATACTGTCTACCCACAATACAACTTAGGAAGACACATTGCTACAGCTCTTGATGGATATGGTGATGCTTGGGGAATTACAGACAAGGAATTGTTATTTGCCTTTACAAAATACAAAGGAGAGCTTGAGCTAGATGTTCCCCATACAGATGATCAGGAATTAGATCAGATTATAAAGGAAGGACTAGACCTAGAAAACATGTTTAAAGAGGAAGAAGATGGCGACAACTATTAAGAAAACTACATACATTAATACAGAACTTGAATGGGCTGAGCAACAACTGAAGAGCTGGAAGGCTTATGTTGATGCAAACCCATTACACGAACTAAAAGACAGGATTGAATGGAAACCTACAGCTAAGGGTGGTATGTTACCAATGGTGATTGCATCTATTGAAGCACAGGGTAAGTTTGTCCAAGAAACCATGAAGAACTACCTTGCTCTGGTGGAAGTGGTGGATAAGCTTAGAAGTGCAGAAGAAGCTAAGGTGGAGGTGAGAGGTAAAGGAGAACTTAGCTCTATGGCTGAAGATTTCCTTAAGAGCAGAAAATCATGAATATACAATCTATAGATTATAAGGATTGGTTTATCAACCAGCCCAGAATTCCAGATAAGGAAAGCCAAGAACACAAGGCTTTCTTTGAGTTCCATAAAGACTTATGTCTAAATGGAGCTATGATGAATGGTGTCTATATAAATCCATTCCTCTATTGGCACTTAAACATATGGCATACAGAGGTGGATGTTATAGATGAGAGGGGTAGGATTAGCCAGAGCTATGCCAACCCCCTGCTCAGAGATAACGAATGGATTGTAACAAATGAAATAGATAGGGCTCAACAGGAGAAGAAAGGCTTGGTTATTCTAGGAATCAGACGTTTTGCCAAGTCTGTTATTGAGGCAAGCTATATAGCATGGGGAGCTACATTTGATGAGAACTCACAGAACATTATTTCTGGACTGAATTCTCCAGATATAAAACTAATTACAGATAAGATTGATAAGGGACTCAACTTCCTACCAGAAGCTTGGAGGTGGCAGAGAATAGAGGACAACTGGAAGAACCAAGTGACATTAGGAATTAAGACCAAATCAGGAGAGAGGATTCCATTCTCTCAAATTCTTATTCGTAACCTAGATGAGGGTAATAATGAAGAGGCTATTGCAGGTACAAAACCACGTAAACTAATTATAGATGAGATTGGTAAAGGATCTTTTCTTAGGGGCTTCCAAGCTGCTGTGCCTGGTTTCACCACACCATTTGGATGGGGTTGCTCTCCTATTCTTACAGGTACAGGTGGTGATATGAAGAGATTTATGGATGCAAAGAGCTTAATGTTCGATGTAGACAACTTTAACTTTCTCACATACAATAATGAAAAAGACACCATGAGGGTGCATGGCTTATTCATCTCTAATAAGTATAGGATGGAAGCCAAAGAGCAATCTACACTAGGAGCTTTCTTAAATGAGCCAGAGGGAAGTGATCTTAACAACATCCCAATGCTTGTTAGTAACGAAGAGAAAGCTAACGAAATAACAACCAACAACTTAGAACGCCTGAAGAAAGCAGGTGATAGGATAGCCTATCTGAAGGAAAAGATGTACTATCCAGTAGAAGTTGATGATATATTCCTTAACGAGGACACTAATATATTTGATATTGAAGCTGCCAAGAGGCAGAAGACTAGGCTTCTTCAGAATGAGCGTACAGGCACTCCTGTTATTCTCTACATGGATGAAGATAAAATAGGACATCAGTTTACAGATAAACAACCCATCACCAACTTCCCTCTGAAGAACAGTGATCTTAAAGATGCTCCTGTTGTAATATATGAATTCCCTGTAGCGACTCCCCCATATGGACTCTATGTGGCAGGGGTTGACCCCTATAGACAGGGACAATCAGCATATAGCTCCTCATTAGGAGCAGTTTATATTTATAAACGAATGCATGATTTGACAGGTGAGAAATATCAGGATATGTTCGTAGCTTCGTATGTAGCTAGACCTGATAAGAAGGAAACATGGGAAGAACAAGCTCGTCTGCTCATCAAGTATTACAATGCTAGAACGCTTTGTGAGAATGATGACATTTCTTTTATAGAATATATGAAGGCAAAAGGAGATGCTCACTACCTAGAAAAACAACCTCAGTGGCTGCAGGAGATTGTTCCTAACACCACTGTAAAGAGAGAATATGGAATTCATAGGAGCTCTCAGAAAATAATTGACTACCTTCACAACTGCTTGAAGAAGTATTTGGAGGAAGTTATAATAGTGGAGAAGGATGATAATGGGAATGTCACCAAACAATTAACAGGTGTGAACAAGGTGTTTGATCCTGTTCTGTTGGAAGAGGTGATACAATATAACGATCAGGGTAACTTTGACCGTATTGTGGCAGCAGAACTAGCAATTGCCCAGGCTTATAAGATGGATCCTATTATAGGGAGAGTTGGGGGAAGTGGTGATGCTAGAGTGGTGGCAATGTTTGCAAAGAAACAACCTGGTTCAAAACTGTTTGATACAAGATCTTCAGGATTATTTGGAAATAAAAAACGTAAACTTTTTACATAATGGCAATTATTAGATATACGAAGGATGCAACGATTAGATATGCCTATCTAAACATATTCCCTGATCAGTTTAAAACTGAGAAGGAGAAAAGGGATGAGAGTTGGATTAAGAACACAATGGACTACTTTGCAAATAAAGCTTATGCTGAATATGTAAAGAACCGTGACACCTTTGTCAAGAATTACGATCTTGTAAAGGGAATTCTTCGTATGGAGGATTTCTATCAAGAACCTGAGGTGAGAAGTTTTACAGATATGCTTACAGCTGACTTACAGCTTCCTGCGTACGTGAAGCATTATTCCATTATAACAACACCAATTAATGAACTTGTAGGAGAGATAAGTAAGAGACCTGATGCATTTAGGATTAAGGCATTTGATGATGATTCCCAATCTGAGGAGCTAGAATACAAAACACAGATTCTTCAGGAATATGTAATGAATGAGGCAAGGCAAAAAATTCAACAGAAATTTGCAATGCAAGGAGTTTCTCCAGAGGAAATGGATGAAGAAGAAATTCAACAAATGACTCTTGAGGAAGTGAAGGATGATATTGATTCATATACATCTGTGGCTGAGAAATGGGCAAATCACATTCTTACATGTCAAAAAGCAGACTTTAATCTAAAAGAAAAATCAGAGGATGCTTTTAGAGACATGCTTATTTCTGCTCGTGAATACTATCACATATATGAAGACAACTCGAAGGTGGGATATAACATTGAAGTGGCTAACCCAAAAAATACATGGTTTCTCACCACTCCTGATAGAAAGTATATCTCTGATCCTACAGGTAGAGCTCAAGGGGCCTATGCTGCTGGTACAGTGCAAGTTATGGAGCTTTCAGAAATCATTGAAGCAGTTCCTGACCTCACAAAAGAAGAAATAGATCATCTAAGAAGCTCTCTCCAAGACTATGGACTAATTAATGTCCGTGAATCAAATCTAGGTAATCCTAATGTCACTCCTGGTATTGACTCTGTCACCTATGATACATATGATCCACTGGTCCTTCAAACTCGTATGATTATCGAAAGTGAAATGAAGGAGAACAATGATGGTCTTAAAGACTTTTTAGGACTCACATCCAATGTAAGTTCATTTGGCTACAAGTATGTAGTGGTGAGATGTTATTGGTTGAGTAAGAGGAAGATAGGTAAACTTATATATGTTGATGAGTTGGGTAATGAGCAATCTATTCTTGTAGATGAGAATTACAAGTCAGGCACTATTCCTACAGAGGTTTCTTTGGAATGGGGGTGGGTTAATCAATGGTATCAGGGTACAAAGATTGGTCCAGACATCTATCATATTAAGCCATACAAACTTCTTAACTACTGCCCTATAATTGGAATCAATTATGAGATTAAGAATACAGAAGCTAAAAGCTTAGTTGATCTTATGAAACCTTTCCAGGTGTTATACAATGTTTGTATGAACCAGCTTTACAAACTTCTTGAGAAAGAGGTGGGTAAGGTGTATTTAACATCTATCAGACACGTACCAGTTCCTAAGGATGGTGATGCACAAGATGCTCTTGATATATGGGAAATGGAAGCTAGGAACAGAGGTGTGGTGTTTATAGATGACAGTCCTGAGAACTTAAAGAGTCCATCAAGCTTTAATCAGTTTAGAGACATTGACCTCACACGTACGCAGGAGATTCAATCTAGGTATCAACTAGCTATGCAATTAAAGAATGAGTGCTGGGAATTGATTGGTATGTCAAGACAAAGACTTGGATCTATATCAGCTAGTGAGTCTGCTACAGGAACCAATGCTGCTATTACGCAAAGTTATTCTCAAACAGAACCTTTGTTTGTAGCACATGAATATGTTCTTGGTCAACTCTATCAAGCTATTATTGATGCATCTCTTTATGTAGAAAGTAAAAAGCCACAGTCCACTCTATCATACATCACATCTGAAGGAGAATCTGCTTTTGTTCAAGTGAATGGTACAGATCTTAAATTCCGTGATCTTAAAGTGTTTGCCACTAACAGACCTGAAGATAAGAAGATGTTTGATGAAATTAGAGGATTGTCTCAAGCTGTTCTTCAGAATGGTGGAAGTCTACATGATGTTATTGAGCTTTATTCTACCAACTCAATGAGAGAAATGAAGAAGGTGTTCAAGACACTTAAGGATAGACAAGAGCAAATGCAAGATCAGCAAATGCAAATTCAGCAGAAACAATTGGAGCAACAGCAGCAACAAGCACAAGCTCAAATTCAATTGGCTCAACAACAACAAGCTGAGAAACTTTTACATGATGATTACCAGAAGGAGCTTGACAGGATTAACAAAAAAGAGATTGCCATCATCCAAGCTACAGGATTTGGTAGAGTGGAAGCTGAAGATGTTAATGCTAATGAGGTGCCTGATGTATTGGAAATGAGCAAGTTAGCTAATGAACAAACAAAAGCTGCTAAAGACTATCAAATGAAAATGGCTGATATACAATCAAAGAATAATCTAGCTGCTCAAAAACTTCAAATAGAAAGAGAGAAATTACAAGTGGCTAGAGAAAACCAAGCAAATGATCTTGCTGTTGCTAAAGAGAATGCCAAAGGAAGAAACAAAAAACCATCTAAATAATGTTTGACAAACTCATAGACCTAATCATAAATTGGTTTAATTACCTCACACCTGCTGTAATTATTCCAAATTACGAAGAAGCTGTGCTTCTTAGGAATGGACATTTTAAAAAAGTGTTAGGTCCAGGGTTCCACGTGAAAATCCCTATATTTGATGAGGTGATTACACAACATGTTGTTGTGACAACATTAAGTTTGGCTGCCCAATCTCTATATACGAAGGATAAACAAAACATTGTTGTAAAAGGAGTGATCAAATATAGGATAGCAGATGTTAAAACATTTCTGCTAGAAGTGTTTGATGCTCAAGATGCTTTAGCTGATATGACCCAATCCATCATCAAGAACATAATCATCTCCTCATCCCTGGAACAATGCATTGATCCTGAGATGGATAATGTTCTCACTAAGAAGGTGAGAGCAGAATCAAAAAAATGGGGAGTGGACATACAACAAGTGACACTTACAGATATAGCCCCAATTAGAAGCTACAGGATAATAAATGACTCAATTCTAAACAAACTTGATTAGAGTAAAATATTTTAATGCTATATTATCTTGAAAAACAGAGCATATAGGCACTATTCTCTTTGCTGATAACATATTGTTATATACTTTTACATTGAAAACCAGATAAATAAACTACATATGGCCGAAAATTTGGAAAACCCACAGATGGGTAACTTCAGCATTCAAGACACAATGGAAATGGGAATGGGTAGTACAGAACTTTTAAATGATCTGTTTGCTCCTGAAACATCCACTAGTTCACCTGATGATATTCAGGAAATTAAAGATGAAACTCCAGCACCAGCCCCTGCTAAAAAGAACTCAAAAGCTCCAGCTGCAACAGAAGCAGAACCTGAACCTAAACCTAAACCAGAAGATGGTGTAAAGTCTATACAAGACTTCCTTCTTAGTGGTGATGATGAAGAAGAAGAGGAGGAAGAAGCTCCTGCCCCAAAAGCAAAGAAACAAGAAGCAGCTCCTGTAGCTGAAGAAACAGATGATGAATCTGATGAACAGGAAGTTAGTCAATTTGCTGCTCTATCTAGAGATCTTCTAAAGCTTGGTGTATTCTCAGCTGATGAAGAAGAAGAATTTAACATCTCCACTCCTGAAGAATTCCTTGAGAGATTTAACATGGAAAAGAAGAAGGGAGCTATTGAGGTGGTTCAAAACTTCATAGGACAGTTTGGTGAAGACTATCAAAATGCTTTTGAAGCAATATTTGTTAAGGGAGTTGATCCAAAAGAATATTTCGGCACATATAACCAAATTCAGAGTTTTGCTGAAATGGACTTGTCACAAGAGAATAATCAAGTGGCAGTGATTAAGCAAGCTCTATCAGACCAAGGATTTGATCCTGAGGATATTGACACAGAGGTGGAGCGTCTGAAGAATTATGGTGATCTTGAAACTGTTGCAGCCAAACACCACAAGGTGTTGGTTAAGAAGGAAGCTGTAAAGCTTGCTCAAATGGAACAGCAAAAAGAAGCACAATTACAACAACAAGCAGCTATTAAACAGCAATATTACACCAACGTACAAACTGTCTTACAGGAAAAACTTAAGGCAAAAGAGTTCGATGGTATCCCTATTAATCCCAAGCTTGCTGGCGAACTACAAGATTTCCTTCTAGTTGATAAGTACAAAACACCATCTGGTGAGACACTCACTGATTTCGATCGTACCATCCTAGAACTAAAGCGTCCTGAAAATCATGAAATGAAAGTGAAGGTGGGACTTCTTCTCAAGATTCTTGAGAAAGATCCTACGCTCTCTACAATTCAGAAGACAGGAATCACCAAGAAGTCAAACGAACTGTTTGGTGAGGTAGCTAGACAGGCTAGTAAGTCTGGGGTTAAATCTAGTTCTTCAAATAAATCCAGTAAGCCAAATTCATGGTTTCTCTAATTTTTTTATATTAACTTAAAAGATAACACAAAATGGCAATTCAAACAATCCCAGGTTTAACTGGATTTACGTATGCTCGTGTTGCTTCAATGGACAAGCGTGCTGTAGGTAAGCTTACAGATGCCAACCACCTTGAAAGCTTCCACAGCACAGAGCCTGCTGATTATGACAAAAAGATCATCAGCCTCTACACTCAAAGCTCATTGTATAGCAATGACTTCTTGGACATGATTAACAAGAGCACGCCTTACTACATCGATAATAATAGCGATGCATGGAAGTGGCAAGTGCAAGTTCCTTACAAGTTTCCAAAAATCATTGACATCCCAACATCTACTGTAGACATCATCGAAGGTAGTGGTAAAGTGGGTATTGATGGACAAGAGTTCGCTCTTATTTTGGATACAAACGAGTTCTCTAAGAATGCAATTATTTCTGTAGGTTCTCGTCAGTATGGTCCTCGTTTCTACGTTATTAAGGATCCAGTTCCTTGGAACATGGGCTACCTTTATTATTTCACGCTCGTAAGTGATAACCCTACAGTGGATTTTGTATCTCCTACATTCCTTCAGTATGGTATTGAACTTGAGCTTGTTGATGCTGCAATTGGTGAATTCGATCAAGATCTTTTAGGTCTTCCTCGTTTGGGTGAGCAAATCACTATGTTTGAATCTCTTGGTTCTGCATATGGTTATGAGCACAAAATCACTGAGTGGGCTGATGACAAAATGATGGTTGATGCTTCTGGCAAACCTCTAGACATCTTGGTTTATGCTCCACAGCGTAGGAACCAACTTCCTCTAACAAGGAACGATGTTAAATGGGAACCATTCATCGAGTTCTGGATGCGTAAGTCTATGCTTGAATTGAAAGTTAAGCGTATGATTTGGAGCAAGCCTGGAACAGTTAAAACAAATGGTTCTAAGCAAGAATTGAAGCGTACATCTGCTGGTGTTTACCACAGAATGCGTAACAATGGTAACTTGGTTCAATATAACCGTGGTGAATTCACTGCAAACCTAATACGTTCTGTATTTGGTGATCTATTCTACAGAAGGGTGGATGTGAAAGACCGTAGGGTTAAAATGTATACTAATGAAGCTGGATTTGACGTATTCCAACAAGCTTTGAAGAATGACGCTTTGAACAGTGGTCTTACATTCATGGCTGATTCTGGAAATCGTTACATGCAAGGCGAAGGTCAGCACATCACTTATAACTTTGCATTCGATGCAATGGTTACACGTGAAACTGGTCGTGTTGAGTTGATTCACTTGAAAGAGTTGGATCTTCCACAATCTAACCTTGAATTCGGTCAGAACAAGAAATCTACTCCTGTATTCATGGTGTTTGATGTATCTCCAATGAGCGATGGTTCAATGGTGAACAACATCCGTGAAGTGAGGATGAAGGGTGCTCCTTCAATGACTTGGGGATATATCGATGGAACTCGTCACCACTTAGGCTTTGCTAAGTCTCAGGGTATGAGCTCTGCTAACAAATTCCCTGGTTATGAGATTTGGATGAAAGACCGTTGCGATGTGTTCATTGAGGATTTGTCTCGTACAGTTCTTATTGAGGAAATCCCACAATTCTAATACCTCGTCAGAGAAATCTGACAAACAACCTACCGAGAAGAGCCCTCCTCCCCCTCCCACCTTTGGAGGGCTCTCCTCAAACTACAGAGTGATGAATTGGGAAATTCCCAATTGCATTTCCTTCGATGGAACCACTCTGCAAAATAAACCAGATATAAAAACTACATTATGGGTAAAACAGGAAAAATCTCCACAATTAAGAAGGAGTATAATAGCTCTCAGTTGCAAACAATGCAAAGCGGTTTAGCTGCTAAAGGTCTAACAAGAATCCCTGGAACAGGCGTATTTAAGTATCCTTACAAGGAACTTGATGGTCAATACAGAACAGGACTTGATCCAAATGCTGCTTACATTCGTAGAATAAATGATCCTCTAGAAAGGGACATGGAGAAAGAAAGAGTGACAGCTCTTCGTGAAAGACTTCAGAATTCTCTTGGAGGAGTTGATTTAGGACCTAGATCTCAATTCTGGAACTATGGACTTTCAACATCTACAAGTGATACATTGCATGTGCAACCTGTAAAACTGATTGATGGAGACAATTATTTTGATTTGTCTGTTCCTCTACAAGAATTAGCCTTTGCATGGCTTAGAGTTCATCCAACAATTGCAAGCTCTTATCAAGCTTGGGAGCGTGGTGAATTTCCAGCTGACACACAATTCTATGTAGCAGATGATGAGATTGAAAATGCTGTAATCTTCAAGAAGAAACAATTAATCAACAAGGCTATTGCTAAGTTTGATGCAATGACTCCTGAGAAGAAGCGTAAGGTAGCTCGTCTATTAGGACTTCCAGTAACAGAAGAAACTAAAGAAGAAGCAGTGTATAACCAAGTGGATAATGTTTTGAAACAAACAGAATTCAAGAATGGTAAATATCAAGGCCTTTCTACAGTTGAGGTGTTCAACAGATTTGCTGATATGAAGGAAAACCTTCTCCACATCAAAGATCTAGTTAAACAAGCAATTGGTCATTCAGTGTATAGGGTTAAACCTAATGGAAGAATTTACGAAGGTGAATTTGAAGTGGCTACAGATGAAGATGAATTGGTTAGATATTTGGCAGACGATGATAATCAAGATGCCCTGATTACCCTAGAACAAAGATTAAAAAGTAAAAAACTGGCAGCTGTATGATACCTGTAGATAGTTTATTGTATAAAATAGACCAGAAACTAAATAAACTATCAACAAACGAACATCAGCAAATCCAGTTAGAAGATAAGATATTAGCTTTGAATGAAGCTCAGATAAAGCTGATAAAACAAAAGGTTGATGGTTTAAGTACAGTTTCTGGAATGGGACTTGATTCCTTTAAGAAAAGGTATGAGGACCTACAGAGCTTGGTTGAAAGTTACAATCACCAACCATTAACATTGAGTCTGCTTAACCCAGAATTAAATCAATGGAAAGCTAACATACATTTGTTAGAACCTAAATACATGTTCTACATTGATAGTTATGTAATAGCTGACAAGGGTAGATGTAAAGATAGGAAGATATGGATTAATAGGGATCTTGCTAAGCGTGGTGATCTTCAGTTTATTCTGAATAATACACATTACAAGCCATCCTTTGAATACCAAGAAACATTTAACTTCCTTTCATCTGATGAAATATCAATATTCACAGATGGTACATTCACTCCCAAAACTATAAATATAATGTACATGCGTTATCCCCAATATATCAATAAAGAGGGGTATATAATGCTAGATGGTCAGCCATCATATGATCAAGATTGTGAACTTGAGTTATACCTGGAAGATGAACTTCTAGATTTGACAGTTCAAAACCTTGCAATGTACACTGAAAACCAGTCTGCTGTCCAAAACTCGATATATAGGATACAGACAAATGAATAAGTTTTTTTATAATTTAAAATAAAACAAAATGGCAGATTTTTCTTTAACTACGCTCTTCGTGGTTCCTGTTGGCACAACAATAGCCAGTAGCGGTTCTACGCAAGACTTGGTTGCTGGACAAGTTGGTTTCTTTGATAAAGATTATCAAGCTACCACCACTCCTAGCACCTCTCCTTATTTCTATGTTGCTCAAGGTAGGGTGAACACCTATCTACAAGGTTCTAAGCGTTCTGATAAAATTGCAGGATGTGGTGAAAGTGCAGCATGTAAATCTAATGTAACTGAATGGTACAAGGTGCAAGGTTGCCCTACACCAGCTGTTCAAATTACAGATGTATCTGAATGGAATGTAAAATGTGGTGATGTTGTAACTCTTACACTTCGTGCACATTCTTCTTACCTCGATACATTGTACTTCAATGGTTTCACTCGCTCAGTAACTGTACAAGCTCCTTGTTGTGACTGTGGTGGTGATCCATGTACTAACGTTGATACCAACGCTTTGATCAATCAATTCATTTATCAATTGACTCTTCAAGCTCCTGGTAACAACCCAGACAACATCACTTTCTCTGACTTCTACACTTTTGAGAATGTAGGTGGTACAATCCTCCGCATCTCTGGTAAGCCTCTTACTAAGTATGGTCAGCCTTGTGACGTTGCTGCATTCCCTTGGGAATATGACAGAATGTGGTTCCGTACATTTGTGTACAGTGGACCTGCAACAACTGCTGACTTCATTGTAGCAGATGCTTGTAACATCGTTGCTGTAGCAACTGTAGTTCAACGTGCTTCTTACCCTTCAGGTACTTCTGATGAGGTGAAACAACTTGAGAAGAACTTCTACAGCTACCAAGCTGGTTACTTGAAGCATCTTTATAGGATGGTTGGTTATAACGAAAACTTTGAGTCTTGGGTAACAGATGGTACTACCTATGATACCTACTACATCAAGTTTAACGAGTATGACAAATCAGCTTATTCTTGGGGTGATTATATTAAAGAAGACTCAACAGTGATCATTGCTGTTCCTAATGGAAGTGCAGCTGCTACATCTGTTGATGCTATTCTTGAAGATGCTCTAGGTGCAATTGAGTTTGATAACGCTTGCGTTACCACAACTACAACCACTTCTACATCTTCTTCTACCACCACAAGCACTACCACTCTTATTCCTTAATAAGAAACAGTAGACGAAACAATATCAAATAACCTAAGCCAGAGGGTGAGAGGATCTTCTCAAATCCTCTGGCTTATTTTTTTAAGAACATGGCAACAACATTAGATTTTTTGGTGATTCCTACATACAATGTACAGACATTGGGTATTGCTGATAATTCAACATATGACACACCTCCTACATCTCCCACCATGCAAATCACTGTACCTGGGTTTGGGGTTGTTAGCCTTCCTTTTAATATAAATGATTTCAACATATACAATTCTACATCTTTAGGAATAACAGATGTTGGAGATGCTCTCCTTCCTCTTCCTGATGGTGTATATTATTTCACATACTCAATTGCCCCTGCATATGAGAATTATGTAAATAAAACAATCATGCGTATTGATCAAATTCAAGAGAAGTTTGACAGTGCGTTTATGAAGCTTGATCTGATGGAGTGTGATATGGCTGTTAAGAAACAACAGAAAGTGAATTTAAATAGCATCTACTATCTCATACAGGGATCATTAGCTGCTGCAAACAACTGTGCTATAGATACAGCAAACAAACTGTACAACCAAGCAAATAGAATGCTTGATAATTTTATCAGAAACAATTGTAATTGTTACGGAAATAATTATTTAACCAACCCATACTAATATGGCAAACTGTAGAGATTGTGGAATTAAAGTGGGCTGCGGATGTCAACTTATAAATGGACTTTGTGCAGCCTGTAACCAAAAGCTTAAACAAGCTACAAAAAGAATAAAAGATGTTATATCCAAGGCTTACAGATTGTATTGAATGTACAACAATTCCTGTTCTAATAGCTGACATTGATTGTAAGCTAACAGAACTTGCTAATAATGAATACAACAACATTGTATTCTCCCTAAACTATCCTGCCCCTGGACCACTGATTGACGATCTTCTTAATTACAAAAGAATACTTAAATATAAATATTGTAATATAGATTATGCTTCATGTGGTGTTTCATTGAGTCAGATAGCTAGTAGAGTTAAAGTGTTAATCAACAAATAAATAAATTAAAAATGTCCACAAATTGCTCAAATTGCTATAATGGATGTGCCCAGATTGTATCAGACAAATGTGTCAAGTATACAGGGGATCCTTCCGAAGCTTTAGGAATAGAAACAGGAGATACGCTTCTCTCTGTTGAAGAAACCTTAATAAACAATATAGTGTCTTTTCTTGATGGAACAGGGATAGACATCACTATCAATCCCACTGCTTATTGTGAATTAGTTACACAATATCTTCCATCATGTAAACCAATATGTAGTCCACCCACAGCTGTAGAGCTTTTCGAAGCTCTTGTTAAAGCTGCTTGTGATTTACAAGGACAAGTGGATGCTGTTGTTGCAGATGTTGCTGAACTTAATTCTGATTATGACGTAGATTGTCTTGATGGTGTTACAGATTCATCAGATACACATGATGTTGTTCAAGCAATCATTACAAAACTTTGTGAACTAGGTGTAGATCTAGCAGCTCTTGCTCTTGATGTAGACACAAACTATGTTAAGATTTCAGATATCAATACATATATTGCTGCTTATTTAAGTAGCACTGCTGTTACAAATAAGTATTACACCAAAATGATTCCCTACACTGTAGTGGAATATTATGGAAATCTTATAGGATATCCTACACCATCTGATGGATTTACATCAGGTGTTGGGTTTGGATATTGGGAAAAAATATATTTATGTAATGGTCAAAATGGAACTCCTGATAAACGTGGTAGGGTTCCTGTAGGTGTTACAAGTGGTATGGGTGGAGGGGCGTTTGACGCTGCTGTAGATCCTGCAATTGCTGGTAATCCCACATATTCATTAAATACTAAAGCTGGAGCAAACACTGTAACCCTTACAGCTTCACAAATCCCTGGTCATACACATACAGCTACAGCCACTGCTACAGACACTGGTCACACACATCTCATTGCAGGTGATGGAGATAGTGATAACCTACTTGATAACACACATGTAATGGCTAGTGCTCACGATGCTGGTGGAAACAGTAGTTATGAATTAACTAACGCAGTGGCTGTAGATGCTACAGTGGGTAAGACAGGTCCAAACACATCGCTTGGTCTTAGTATAGGTGTCACTGTTGCTGCTAACACTGGTGGAGGTGGAGCTCATGCTAACAATCAACCAGCTCTTGCTTGTTATTACATTATGTACATTCCTTAAATTAATATAAATGGGTTGTTCTCCAGGCTCTCCTTGTAATCCTTCTCCTCTTCCTATGATATATGCTGCCTACCCAGCTAATTGTGCAGACATACCTAACGGTTGTTGCCCCACTAGCAAGACAGTGTATGATGGACCTAACCTTCCAAATACAGGAATAGATAATAAGGATACAGTTAGTGTGGCTTTTGATAAGATAGACGATGCACTAGATCCAACAACAATAGTGCAAAACTTTATTAACATTATATCTATAAACCCAGCTCTTGCTGTTATATTTTGTGACTTAGTGGGAAATTGTCCCACCACTTCTACAACTTCTACAACAACAATCACTACAACAGCTTGTCCTCAATCTTATTTGTATAATTATTACACTATTGAAGATGTTAGAAACATCACTCCTGCAGGATGGCATGTTCCATCAATTGCTGAATGGAACACATTAGTTTCTACACAACCAGGTGGTTATACATATGATTTAATAGATCCTTTAGGATGGATAGCAACTGATTATTGGGGTGATCCAAATACACTTACAAATAGTACAGGTTTAAGTCTAAGAAAAAATAATAATCGTCAGGAAAATGGTTTGTTTTTTTATGATTATTATAGTTTATATTGGTCAACAACAGATCAATCTCCTGGACTAAAGCATACAGCTGGTGTATATAGTTGTTGTGGAGACTTCTATCCAAATGATGAACCAAGGGGTCCTAAAGCTGGTATTGCTATTAGATTAATAAAAGATGATAGCACTGACACAGGAACTATGGTGGGAAATGATGGAAGGGTTTATCCAACAGTGAAGATTGGTACACAAGTTTGGATGGCACAAGATCTTCAGGAAACTAGATATAGAAACGGAGATGTTATTCCTGTAGTTACAAGTGATAATGCTTGGGCAGCACTAACAACAGGAGCTAGATGTTTATTCCTTAACGAAGTGTGTTGTGATGATCCAAGTCCTTGTATTCAATATAGTATTTATAACATTGAATCAGAACCCTTTACATTTGAATATGATCAATGTTCAGATGGAACTACACAAATATACACTGGGACTGGAAGTGAAATTAATGAACTGCTCTGTGCTGCTTGGGATTCTATAAATATGTTAACAGGATCTGCCACCATAGTGTATAACAATCATTGTGGATGTGGTATTGATCTTGCATAATATCAAAAACCCTGTTTTGTTGGTTTTACAGGGTATCTCCCAGGCTCAGGTCTGGGAGTTTTTGTTTAAACTATAATCAACTTAGTTATTATAGATAATCTAATTAATTAAATAAATTTGGAGAATTTCAAAAATAGTTCGTATCTTTACGCCAATTTTAACCAAATAAAACCAATATGGTAGGTAATCAGCACCTCTTAGACCAGCTTCAGCAGATGTTAAACTGGAAGAAAAGCAAAAAATTCTACGCAGATAAACTAGGAATTACAGAAGGAGAGGTTGATGAACTACTGAAAGAACTGAGAAAGAACAGTGATAATATAAGAGAAGAAGCTGAAGTGGCTAGTTACATTCAGGCTTTAGAAGATACAATTATTAAGTTTGAGGAAGATCTTGTTAAGGGTACAGGAGAGATTATTCTCAATTCTCCTGAGGAAATCAAATCATTAGAAGATCTTATTGAGAAGTGTAAGATTGACACATCTAAATGGGACATCTCTAAATATGTACAGAACTATTGGGGAAACTCTGAACAACCTCATTGGCAAGTTAAAGCTTGGCTTAGTAAGAAGACAAATGAGCAGTTGTTCCAAGACTCGTTCATAGACTTCCTAAATAGTTATTCCCCTATATCTGGAGATGTAATGTCTCCAAGGATACACCCATCAAAACCTAACGCAGCTCTTGTAATTAACAAACAAGATGCTCATTATAATAAGTTTGATGTAGATGGGGACAATAGTCTTGAGGGAAGATTTGCTAGAATGGCTTATAGAATAGAAACCATCCTAAACCAAGCTAGCCTATCAAACAATCTAGATAGAATAGTGTATATAGTTGGATCAGATGAATTCAATAGTGAGTTCACTGGAATGACAACCAAGGGTACTCCTCAACAGAACATCAGTGGTTATCATGACTCATTCCAAGCTATATGTGATCACGAGGTGATAATGATTACAATGCTTCTTAACTATTCTAAAAATGTAGATGTTATTTATGTAGCAGGTAATCATGATGAGTTTGTAGGATGGCATATGATTAACTGGTTACAAACCTATTTTAGAAATACAGACAGACTAACATTTGATTGCTCTCCTAAATATAGAAAGTATGTTAGTTACGGTGTGAGTGCTATGATGTTCAATCATGGTGATGCAATGAAACCAGCAAAACTAGCATCTATATTCCCTATGGAATATAAAGATGAATGGTCAAATCATGAGGTGTATTACATCTTTACAGGAGATAAACATCATGAAGTGAGTCTTGATTTTAACGGAATTAAATTTTACCAGATTCCAGCATTCTCAAATGCTAAGAGTGGATGGGATGAAAAGAATGGGTACACATGTGCACGAGGTGAGGTGACAGCATTCCTAATAGACCATTCAGATGGAATGACAAACATATTCAAACAATATTTATAATGTCAACATTAAGAAAATTAGTTTCAGATGTACGCTCAATGCATAAGCTGCTCTCTACAGACAGTCTTATCACTGATAGAGCTATTGCATCTGAGATTAAGAATAATTCCCTTTTGCTCATCAAAAGGGAAACTAACCTAAGAAAGCTTTGGGCTACAGACACTGTGTTCACCACTATTCCTTGCTTGGAACTAGTGGAAGTACCTATTTCAGAATGTTGTGATTTTGCAGATCCTTGTACTGTGGCAAGAACTAAATTCAAACTTCCACGTATAGCAGAAGGTAACTATCAATATATCATTCAGGGTGTTTATTCAATAAATGCTATGAGTGGTAGAGGAACAAAGATTAAGGAAATCACCATCAATAGATATGTAAACTTAATCAAGCTTCCAATTGTAAAGAAACAAGAATACTATTGGATATCTAATGGATATTTGTATGTGAGTAATCCTCTTCTACAAGCTATTAGACTTGTTGCTTTATTTGAGGAAGATGTTCCTAATGAGATTATGTATCCAGAATGTGGATGTGGAATAGCTCCAACAAACGAAGAGTGGTGTATAAATCCATTAGACAAAGAATCATTCTGTCCTGGATATTTGGAAAAACAAGTGCTTGAATTAACATCTCAAAAACTACTCCAAACATATTTTTCACTGAAAACAGATATCACAGCAGACGGTCTAGATGGTCAAGCACCGAATATTAAACCAACAAGTTAATGAGAGTTAAAGTTGACTGGAGAAGCTCAAGTAGAGATAACTACAATAATTTTTGCAAAAACAATCCTTCCGTAAAAATCTCCTTTGATGAATGGAAGAACATCATTTATTCTTTCAACGAGTCTTTTAAGAATTATATATTAGAAACTGGAGAGCGTGCAAAGCTCCCTTCTGGATTTGGTGAGTTTTCTATTAACAAAAAGAAGAGAAGGAAAATAAAAGGAGTTGATGGAAAAGAGTTTATCAATCTTCCTGTAGACTGGAAAAAGACAAAAGAGAAAGGAAAAATTATATACAACTTCAACTACCACACGGAAGGATATTTCTTTGGTTGGACATGGTTTAAAGAAACAGCTAGACTAAAGAATTCAGATTTGTGGTATTTTAAACCATCACGCATCACCTCTAGGCTCCTATCTCATTATCTAAAAACTGATGAGAAATATCAACATATTTATCGTGAGTATAAAAAATAAAGAATGTCATACTATTACAAATACAACTTTACTAGTCCTGAGATTGTCTACTCCACTGTTAAAGAGGAACTAAAATCCTATTTTGATACAGGGGCTGTAGATGATCTTATGTTTCCTACATATCTGGACAAGTGTCTTAGAAAACTAGGAAGAGCAACATATGTCATATCTGAGGATATACTAAATGTATGTGATTTTGAAGCTAGGCTTCCAGATAACTTTGTTGCTATGAGGGAAGCTTGGATGATGACAGAGATTCCTCAATATCCCTATCAAACAGCTAACTCATTCTACTCACAGGCATCTGATCTCACCACTATTCAGGTGAGTCCTAAAACAACAGATCATGCCTGTACTAATTTAGATTGTGGAGATCCTAATTGCTGTGGTGAATGTTGCATGCCTGAAATGATACAAACTGTTTATAAAACAAACAGTCAAACTACAAGGTCTTATGCAAGACAGTATTTGCTTAAACCAGGAAACATTTCTGCAAAAGCACAATGTAATCTTCCATATACAGAATCTTGGGCATTTGTTAACACCCCTCCTCCATTGAATGAGTTTACACCAGGATCTGCAGGATATGATTCATTTGACATTAGAGACAATAAGTTTGTCACTAATTTCAGAAATGGTGTTGTAAATATTATATTTTATGTTGCTGAATACGATGGACTAGGAAATCAAATGATTCCTGACAACTTTCGTATTAGAGAATATATAGAAGCATTCATCAAATACAAGGTGTTTGAAACATTATCAAATCAGATTAATGATGAGACATTCCAACAAGTGCAACAAAAGTTAGCTTATTATAAACAACTGTCAGAAGAAGCATTCATCATGGCTGACATTGAAATCAAGAAGCAAGATCCTTGGGCTAAGCAAAGAAGGATTAAAAACGATCTTAACAGGTTTAATATGTATGAACTTCCTAACCGAGTGTCTAGATATGGTTGGAGGAGAAACGGATAATAATGGCTGATCAACAACAATCAAATATAATACAAGAGGGTAATGTAGCTAGAACTGGCTTGAACATGGATCAATCTTTGAACCAGGTTCAGCAAGGACAGCTCACCTATGCTCTTAATGCTTCTGTAGAAAACTTTGACTCAAACTCTGTTAACTATCAGAATGAGCCAGGAAATGAGCTATGTCTAAACTTTCCAGAAGACTATCATATTATTGGAGAACATTCTATTATTGAACAAAACAAACATATATTCTTCCTCACAAATCCTAATACAGGAGATAGTGAGATTGGATATATGGATAATAATGATTGCATCTACCACACATACGTGAGTGGAACATGTCTTAATTTTAATATAAACTATCCAATTCACAAAGCTGTACATAAAATATCAAATTGTGCAACTGAAATATATTGGACAGACGGACTCAATCCAAGAAGATATTTAAATCTTACAGATGCTACAAGTTGGCAAACTATTGAACCTGGAACAAATGTTTGTGATAATAAGACAATTCCAATATTAGATTGTAATAAATTAAAAATACAACCAAATTTTAGTATTCCAGAACTCACTGTAACCAAT